ATCTCTTGAGTAATCGGATGGGTTAGACACTTTTTTACTGCCCGAACAAATTCGATGGTTGAACCGCTTTCTTTTCTAAGAAGCAATATTGTCTCGGTAGGTCTAAGAATCATCACCATAGTGACCGCTACGATAAGACAGGTGGTCTTGTAAGAATCTCGGTGAGCTTGCAGGGTATAATCATCATCCAACCAAGCGAGCTTGGATATCCAGTCATTGTGAAATGGGGTGATAAGGTCGAAGCCTAGAAGATTGGCATAAATATATGGTTCTTCTATGAGTGTTTCAAACTCACTTCTTGTCATTGTACTTTGCCTTTATCTCTTCAATCTTTGCAGAGATTGAAATGGAGACATCCTGGATACCGCCTTCGATAGCCAACGAATCACCATAGCCTCGGTGCTTGCCTATCTTAGACAAATACCACTTTGCGGACTGTTCGTCACCTTCCTTGATTTTCTTAAGCAATGTTGATTCAGCCATATCGAGTATTATCTCTTTCTCGTCCTTCAGTGCCTCCATCAACTCTTCTGATTCCCTAATCCAAGAATCTGCTGTATGCCAAGTTACACCCAGTCTACGTGCAATAGTAGACATAATTCCACCTGAGTCTTTTATAGCTTCTATTATTGCTTTTTTGCTTTTCTTTGACATGCATTACCCATTTGTAATTTTTGGAGTATCCCAGCAAAATCCATTACCAAAATGGCCCCATTTTGCGGTCATTTCATATATAGGCTTTCTTAACCCCAAATATTCAATAATGCCTTTTGGAGTAAGGTCATAGCCTTTTACATCTTCACATTTGCCATCTATATATACAACAGCCATTGTTGGATAATTATACCCTATAGCATAAGAAAGATAACAATAAACCTCTGAAGCTCCTTTTTCGGTAAGATAGTCTACAGCCACTCTCCTGGCCATATAAGCGGCAGACCTGTCAACTTTAGTTGGGTCTTTCCCGCTAAAAGCTCCACCTCCAACTGGTATAAAAGGGCCATAAGCATCGACAACAATCTTTCTTCCTGTCAACCCTGTATCTGCATCAAAACCACCTTTTTCCCAAGGCCCAGATGGGTTGATATGTGTGAGTCCAGAGAATGATATCTTTTCATCATTCAACCACCCATTAATTGCTTTCTGTAACTCTATATTTGATGTATTCTGAAAACTAGCAACTAAATCTATTATAGTCTTGCCGTCAACAGTTACTTGGGTTTTACCATCGTATGGGAATTTATCATACAAATACTTGCACAGACTTCTAGATAAGTCGACTTCTATCGGTAGCATGGATTCGGTATCTTTACAAGCATAACCAACCATTATCCCTTGGTCCCCAGCTCCTCCAGTATCAACCCCTTGTGATATGAAAGGAGACTGCTCAACAATATTTATAGTTATATCGCAAATCCCTGTAATCCTGTTTGCTATTTCATAATAATCTACTATCGCATTAGTAGTGACTTCTCCTGTAATGCAAATCTTACCATGTCCACCCATCGTCTCTACAGCAACCCTTGCATATCTATCTTGTTTTAAACAAGCGTCTAATATAGCATCTGAAACTTGGTCGCAAAGTTTATCTGGATGTTTTGGCGATACACTTTCTGCGGTTTTAATCATATGATTCTCCGTTTCTCCTAATCTTTATCGTTCCATCAAGTGCTCTCATCCTGTCTATAATAACCTGGCAGTACTTCGGGTCAAGCTCCATCATATAACAAGTGCGGTTTAATTGTTCGCAAGCAATCATGGTTGAGCCGCTGCCGCCGAAAAGGTCCAAGTAAATAGCGCCCCCAACCCCATTGAAAATCGCCTCAATCCATGCGACCGGCTTCCCGTGGCCGTGATCGTCTCTCTGCTGGGTGTTCGGGAACGCCTCAACGGTGGCTATGTGCTTTGCGCCGTCCAGCGGTGTGTAGTTTGAGCTGCCCCGCGTGTTTCTAACCGTTCTTGCCGGGCCTCTGTCCTTGCCATCCACTATAATTGATGTTTCGGTGTTAAAAAACGGATCGTCTCCAAATACGCCAATCGCCTTGTGCCTCTGCAATGGCCTGTTTGGCGTGTACCACGACTGCACGCAGTCCCATATAAACTCGTACTGTGGTTGCCATCCTGCACTCAGCGCGGCAGCCGGGGCAGTAGCGAACCGCTTGAAATCCCACATTACCAGAATTTTTTTCCCTGTCCTGGCCGGTGGCATTGCATCGACGTATAGTGACTCAACCTCATAAGGTGGATCAAATACGCATACATCCCAATCGGCTCCGCACATCAGATTATCGACCGCATCAATGCTCGTGCTGTCTCCACACATAAGCCGGTGTTTGCCTATCTGAAATATATCACCTACCTTAATATCTGTTTCTATCTCGTCCGGTATCTCGTAATTATCATCCTTCACTTCGTCATCGTCTCGCAGAAAGGATATATCAAACTCGCCATCTGTTAGCCGTATATTTTCAAACCCATCAAGCTCTAATGTAAAATTCTCAAACCCCTCTGGGCTAAATTCACCATACTGACTAGTAATATGCAACAATTTCCGCTTTGCATCTTCCTCACTATCAGCTTCTATATAATCAACAGGCAGTAATGGAATGTCATACCCTTCCTCACGCATTTTTAGCAGAGTTTTCAACCGCTGGTGCCCGTCTAATAGTCTCCACTCACCCTTATCATCCCATACAAAAAACGGAGCTATAAATCCAAACTTAAGGATAGAGTTACGTAGCTTCTTCTCATTATCCTTAGATAGTGTTTTAAGTTCACCTTGGAACTCTAGTATTCTATCTATCGGTAATGTGTCAGCACCTTTGCATTTTACCTCTATCACTTTTTTCTCATCCAAAACAGTAACCTCCCTAGGCTTTTATTATAACACAATTCTATTAAGTGTCAAGTTGGTGTTAGGGCAAAGAAAAAGCCCTCGATTAGGAGGGCTTTGTTGTTTATATCAGCTTGCATCTTGTAACGATGGTTTCTTTTGCCCCTTTGTATTCCTTGTGCTCTTTCACTGTTCCTTTCAAGGTAACTTGTTTGCCTTCTTTTGGGATACCTGAGCACTCATTGGACGCAAACCATTTTGCAAGCCCTTGTTCCGTCTCAATCTGATATAGGTAGGTGTATCCGTAAGGGGATTCAAACGAAGCAAGAGGCTTCAACACTCCGTTAAGAACGACCTTATCACCTACGTTGCCGATATATTTGCTGCTCTTGTTTTCTGACTTGTTATTCTCTAGCTGTGCAAACATTGCTTTCCAAATAGCCCAACCAGCAACACCGAAATGGTTGTTGGAAATTTCACTCTTCAGCTCACCTTTCTCAAACAGTGCAGAAACAATATTGAATTCGAAGTCGTTTTTGCTTTGAATATTCCACATTTTTTCAATCGCTTTTTTCACGCTCTCAACATCTACCGATAATACCGACTGTTTTTTGCTTGTTGAGAATTTGTATGCTCTCTTTGCTGTAGAGCCCTTATCCCAATATGCGGTGAAGTTATTGGTGACGTTTGCAACTGAGTAGATTGCGAGAGAAATTGGAGTATAGTTGCAAGACTTCATTGCTTCTCTGAATTCCTCTTTCTCTGGGTCAAAATTCTTTGAAACGGTAATGAAATTCTGATAACTGGAAAAGATTGCATCCATATCAAACCCGAACCATTCATGAACGCAAGTGCTTCCGATTTTTCTGATTTGCCCGCTCTCTCTAAAGAAGAAATATTTGTTTCTTGCTCTTACTGTATTGCAATGGTCACATGCATCAATCTGCTTGATGTCGACCAGTTCCCTAAGGTTCTCGATTTCACTATAAATCTGGGGCACTCCATCTGTGTATTCAACCATTCCAAGATACTCGACACCTTGTTTACCTTTTACTGATGGCTCGGAAATCTGATACTCGAAACCGGAGATTACTGCCCACTTTTTTCCTATAGGGTTTGTTTCGATTTTTTCCAGACTGTTGTAAATGCACTCGTTGCAATAATCGATATATTCTTTTGCAGGAATGCAAGAAGTAATCTCAACGGATGAACCGTACTTGCTAAGCTTCTTGTTGAGCTTTGCAATCTCTTTTAGGAAAGATTCTTGTTTTGCTTCTGGAATGAACATATTAAATTCTCCTTACACTTACATACTACACTTATTGCAAGTTTTTGTCAACATGTTTTTTGTTCTTTCTCTTATAGCTCTTCCCTAAATATCAAGGTTGCTTTCTGCCTTGCTTTTCTTGTATCTCTTTCCATGATAGCCCGACAATCAAATCATTCATTTCGTAATCGTGTACTTTACATTTAGGACAGCGTTCATCTGGTACATTGCAGTACCCTAGCTTGTTTCTTACCTTGCAGGTTTCTCTACGTTGCTCTATACTCTCTTGTATTCTCATTGTTATAGCTCTCCCCTACCTGCCAAGTCCACGTTGCACACTCACCAGTCTC